TGTCTTGGTTGCCTTCATTCTCCGTCCTCCTGTTTGGCGGGTTTGGTGTCCCGCGCCGTGGTTTGTTGTTAGCACCTGTCGCCTGTGTTTGCATCTCTACCGCAATAGCAACAAGGATAAGGTGTGTTTAAGAGTTTTGGTGGCAATCCTTTTTTGCTATATTCAATTACATGTATTGGGGCCGTGTCGTTGTCATACAGATACCATTCTTTGACCACGGTATCATCTGTCTCATGGATGTTCTTTACTTTCGCCATCTTCTCTACTCCTCTTTAGTTTAGTTTTTCAATTAGTGCTGGAATATCTGCGAGCTGTTGCCCTTACCAACCAATGTGTATCCGAAGTCCTCTGCGATCTTGGTGACGTGATTTGCACACACCTCTGTCAACACATGGCTGGTTCTGTCTTCCCTCAAATCAGAAATGACCAACAGATGATTATCTGTCCTAGAGATCAACATGTCATCCCCGTAGTACGCTTCTACAACTGCTTTGACTCGATCATAACTTGTCTTCATTGTCCTGTCCTCCTTGAAAGGCGCGGTTTGGAGTCCCGCGCCGTGGTTTGTTACTTCCAGATTTCGTTTGTTTCATAATCGACATTATAGCCAAGACTTTCAGCATATCGAAGTCCCTCTTGTGTGAATTTCACATACTGCCATCTTTCGTCCTCGAATGTGTTGAGTAGACCTAGCTTCTTGAGGTGTGTGAAGTTCCCCTTTTCTGATTCAGAAAGTACCACGTTCCCACCTATCATAGGATAGCCGCTCCAGTTTACTGCATCGTCTGCGAATCTTACGAACACGGCCTTGCTTGCTTCTGTGATGTTTGCTGTTGTCATCGTCCGTCCTCCTGTTGTTGTTTCGGTTTGCTGTTCTTTCCTCATCACACTTAGATTGTACTTAAATAAATTTGTTAAGTAAATAAAAAAGATTAATAGATTAAACTTTTCTTAAATCGTTGAGTTTCAACAACTTAGACGCAAATATGCCATCTTTGATGAATGAAAATCAAAAAAAAATAGTATAGTTGAAGCGAATTTAACACAGGAGAACCAGCCATGCCGCGAGTGAAAGAAAAAACCAGCTCACCTAAGAAGCATCGTTACCGAACACGAGCCGCTAATCAGCGCAACAAAACACCACCCAACTCTAAAGTCAAGTCTCGACACGGTGAAGTCGTAGTTGATCTGGACATACCTCAGCCAACTCTAGAAAAGATGCAGGAGATTCAATATCTGTTAGAGTCTGTGCCCGACAGAAATCCTCAAGGTGGTCGTCCTTCCTTATACTGCAAAGAGTATGCAGAGATCGCAGAGATCGCCATAAAGGAATTTGGATGCTCGATTGATCAACTCGGAAAACTTTTGAACAAAGGCGTCACCACAATCAATCGCTGGCGCAGAGAGCATCCTGAATTCAAAGAAGCAATTCAAGCTGGCCTCGACGAGTTCAACACTAAGCGTATTGAAGCGACCTGTCTACAACGCGCCATGGGATACGAGTATGAAGAAACTCGCACAGAGACCATCCAAGTGAAAGGCACAGCAGTCTTAAAGGTTCTTCAGCGATATGGTCTTTCAAGATCGATGCTCTCTGAAAATCAGATCAACACTCTACTTCACGAAGAGGTGATCTCTGGTCGTAAGATAACCAAGTACAACAAGACCATGGCACCCGACCCAACACTCATCATGTTCTGGCTTCAGAATCGCGCAGGCCATCGCTGGAGAAACGTGAAGCATCTAAAAGCAAACTTCACCGCGAACAAAAAGCAAGTCGACAAGATCAAACGAAACATGACACCAGAAGAAGCTCTACAGGCATACCAATCCATGATCACGGTAGAAGAGGAAGAGGAATGATCTACCAACCCGAAGACTACACAAATATTAACTATACAGAGGTCTTCATCGAAAGGCAGCGCCGTCTCTATTCGATAAGATCAAGTATAGAAAAGATGGTCGCTCTCCGCTTATACTATTCAACAGGAGGAGCCCAAGCGTGTATTGACTTTATCGAAGACTGGGTGATGACATATGATCCTCGAAGAAAGATGGCGTGGCTACCCTTTATTCTTTTTCCTAGACAAAAAGAGTTCATAAAATGGTTACATGAAAGATCACTAGGAGCGAAGGAATTAAATGACAGTTTAGATAAGAGAAGCTCTAACATGGGTGGCCTAGTAGAAAAGAGTCGTGACGCAGGTGCTACATGGCTTTGTATGGCGTACTCGATTTGGGCATGGCTTTTTGTTGATGGCGTTAAGATTGGATTCGGCTCACGTAAAGAATTGTTGGTGGACAGAATAGGTGATCCTGATTGTATTTTCGAGAAGGGCAGAATGATATTGAATCGTTTGCCAGTTGAGCTTTTGCCACAGACCTTTTCCGGACATGACGATATTGGCTTCATGAAGTTTCTCAACCGAAGTAATGGCAATACGATAACAGGTGAAGCGGGTGACAATATCGGTCGTGGTGGACGGAACACCATTTACTTTGTCGACGAATCTGCATTCATTAGCAGGCCACAAAAGATAGATGCTTCTCTATCACAGAATACAGAGTGTCGGTTTGACGTGTCAACTCCGAATGGTTCAAACAATCCGTTTTATCGTAGAAGGATGAAAGGTAAAGTTGGCGAAAACGTATTTGTGTTCGATTGGAGAGATGATCCGAGAAAAGATGAAGACTGGTATGCTCGGAAAAAGAAGGAGCTTGATCCTGTGGTTCTTGCGCAAGAAGTTGATCGTGATTATTCTGGTTCAGCTGAAGGCATCGTCATTCGTTCCGAGTGGATTAAAGCAGCAATAGAGTTGGCATTACCAACAACAGGCATAAAGACAGCTGCTTTGGATGTTGCAGACGAAGGTAAGGACGCAAATGCAGTGGCCTTTAGAAAAGGTGTCGTTTGTTCTTCTGTGATAAGCTGGTATAAAGGTAATACGGCACAGACCACGAAGAAGGCAGCTTTCGAGTGCAGACAGAGAGGGATTAAGGAGCTGCGATACGACAAGATTGGTGTAGGTGCTGGCGTCAAGGGAGAGATCAGTAATGCTGGCTATGACGACATAACCGCCATCCCGATAAACTCTGCTGATTCGCCAACTCCCGGATGGTACATCAAGCCGACTAGCATCAAGGCAAATGATGGCAAGAAGAATGAAGACATGTTCCTTAACTATAGAGCGCAGATGTGGTGGTTGCTACGACGCCGGTTTGAGAAGACGTGGGAGCATGTAACTGGCAAGCGAAAGTATTCATATGAGGAGCTGATCTCTATACCTAATGATCACGAACTGATTGCAGAGATAAGCTCTGTCACTTATAAGCATTCTGGTTCAGGTAAGATTCAAATAGAAAGTAAGAAAGACATGGCTCGCAGAGGAGTACCAAGCCCGAACAAGGGTGATGCATTAGCCATGTGTTATGGCCCAGTAAGAATCAAGCATGGTGCTACTTGGGGAAGAGCATCAGCAAAAGCAGCATAAGGAAGGAAACAGAAAGATGAAGAACCCATTAACAGTATTGGCGTCTGCTCTGGTTAGTAGGGCAGCACTCGCAGAGAAGTTGGGACAGTCGTTCGGTGGCAACCGACAACTGTATCAGGCGTTGGGATACCCGCTCAGCATCACGGCGGACGAGTATGAGGGGAAGTACGCCCGCAACGACATCAGCAAGAGCATCATCCGAGCATACCCGAACACCTGCTGGTCGATGCCTCCGTCCGTGTTTGAAGACACAGATCCAAATGAGACTCCGTTTGAGGAAGCCTACAACTCACTGGTAAAGAAACTCCGGTTGTATCACTACCTCAAGCGAGCAGATCGGCTATCAGGGATCGGGCAGTACGGAATCCTGTTCCTTGGGTTCAACGACGGTAGACCTCTAGAGGATCCAGTTGAGAGCGCCACTGAGTTGCTATACCTCAAGCCGATCAGGCAGGTACACGCTGCAATTCATACTTGGGAAGAGGACACGCGGAACGAGCGGTATGGCAAACCATCTTCCTACAAGATCTCATTTGTTCGTAAAGACAACGCAGGACTGATTCAAGGAAGCAAGGGATCCACGACGACGACTGACGTGGTGGTTCACTGGACCCGCTGTATCCACATCGCAGAGGACTGTGAAGAGGATGACGTCTTTGGTACACCCAGACTTGAGGCGGTGTACAACCGCATCCTTGATCTAGAGAAGCTCTGTGGTGGTTCAGCTGAGATGTTCTGGAAGGGAGCGTTTCAAGGAATCGGCTTTACGTTAGATGAAGATGCCGAACTGACTCCGCAGGACGAGGACGACTTGGAAGACGAGATGCAGAAGTACTTCCACGGATTGCAGCGATACATCCGGATGAAGAACATGACGGCCAAGGCGTTCCCGGCAGAGGTGGCCGATCCTAAGAACCACGTCGATGTTCAGGTCAGTATGTGTTCAGCTCTCACCGGTATTCCTAAGCGGGTGTTGATGGGAACAGAAGAAGCCCAGCTAGCAGGTGAGCAGGACAACAACATTTGGCTGGTTCGCAACGCTTCTCGTCAACTGGACTTCTGTGAACCTATTATCCTGCGAGCAGTCATTGAGCGGTTGATCAGGGTGGGAGTCCTGCCTGAGCCGAAAGAGATCATCATCCAATGGCCTCCGTTGCTTCGTCAGGGAGCCAAGGATCAGGCCGACATCAGCAAGACCACAGCAGAGGCGTTGAAGCTATATGTGGAAAGCGGCTCCGACTCTCTGATGACTCCGTATTACTTCTTCACAGAGGTGATGAAGTACGAGGACGACCTCGCCACCAGCATGATTGAAGCTATGCAGGAGATGGACGACGGCGAGGGAGACGACGAGCTGATAGACACTCCCGACGAAGAGGACGACGATAGCATTGCGGATCAGGAGTAATTGAAAATGACGTGTTCCTGTCTTGTCCACAACAAAGAGCATCTAGTCCACCTCAAGCGTAGGCAGATGCCCGACCCAACCCGTACTAAGACTCTACGGGATAAGTTTGTACGAGAGATGAACAGACGCTTTAAGGAAGTGCGGCTGGCCGTCGTCGAATCGGTAGTCGCCAATGATGTGTTCGGCCTGAAAGACTCACATCTCGCACGGCTGGCTGCGCTTCCTGCCGGTTCCTTCGCCTTCGCTACAGATCCGCAGAAGGTTGACGGATTCATGGAGTGGCTGCAGGAAGAGATGAACAACGACGTCTTGTCAGTGACTGTCGGTCCTGAGCAGGGAATTGTAGGAAGTGCTCGCTGGACTGACACCTATATCGAAGCGAGCTATAAACAGGGTCTCAAGAGAGCCGACGCTGAGTTGAAGAAGGCTGGTGTTGAAACAGGTAGATCGGGGAATCGTTGGATTGATGCTGCTTTCCGCGCTCCGTTTCACGCTGACAGAGTCGGCTTACTCTATACGCGAACCTTTGAAGACCTGAAGGGAATAACACAAGCTGGCGCAAATATGATGCGAAGATCGCTGGCCGAGTCCATAGCAGAGGGCAGAGGTCCTCGACAAATTGCTAGGATACTGCTAAAAAGGCTTGACGGGATCGGAGAGGATATTTCTCTTACAGATACACTAGGACGCCATATAGACGCTCTTAGAAGAGCAAGGATGCTAGCCCGAACTGAGGTGGTAAGAGCTCATCACGCCGCGACGATCAATTCCTACGAAGAAGCAGGGGTGGTGGGCGTCAAGATGAAGGCTGAGTGGAGTACTGCGGGAGACGATCGGGTGTGTCAGGCTTGCGCCGATCTAGAGGGACAGATCTTCACGTTAGACGAGGTTCGCAGTCTTATTCCTCTCCATCCGCAGTGTCGGTGTGTAGCTCTTCCTGCAGAGGTAAAGGTTCAAGCGCCGAAGAAGGGACAGGCCGCGAGCAGGCGTCTTCCCGGAGCAGCAAGTCTACCGAGAGCGAAGAAGGTGCCGAAGCCGAAAGGAGCTGCAAGGAAGAAGGTTAAGACAAAACGTTTTTCTGCTGAAGAAAAAGAGCAGATTAGAGAAAGGATGGTTCAACCTGCTAGAGCTATTCGTAGTGGTTTTGAGATGGTGGATGTCAATACAGCTGAGTTAGACAAATTGTGGAAAATGGATATTGATATGTATATTGGGGAAGGAGGAGAAGGAGGGATCGGGGATCGCTATAAGATGTTTCAGGAATATCTAAAAACAGGACGTGACATCGAGACGAGTGAGATCACCATCAGTTCAGACATGCCTCAACGTCCTGTATCATTTATCAATGGTCGCCATCGGTTTGCTGTTATGAGGGATAGAGGAATGGAAACGATCCCTGTAAGTATGCCAAAGCAATCAATAGAAGCAGCATCTGATATTTATCCAACTTTGATCAAGTAAACAAAACAAGGAGACTAACCATGTCTATCAGACACAAGCAGAAACGGAAGCTAAAAGGACGAAGCCAGTATCACCCCGACGACCTCAACAGTAAGGCGGCAGGAAAGGGAGACCGACCACGTGACGGCTTCGACTGGAACAAGTTCGCTCGCAACTTTGAGCAGGTACAGGGACGAGGCAAGACCTTTGGTAGACTGGTAAGCAACAAACACGGAGTGAAGAGATATGTCTATTCTTGATGAACCGATCTTCATCTTCAGCATCTCTCCGCGATCAGGCAGCACTTGGCTGCAACGGATGCTGACCTCGACAGGAGACGTGTTGATCTGGGGCGAGTTTGGTTCCATGCCGTTTCCGCACGGCTGTCTGTGGACTGACGCTCCGATCTGGAAGACTCCTCCGAAGATCAACGACTTGCGAACCTTCCGGAAGAAGAAAGCTGACACGTGGATGGCGGTGTTGCTACCAGAGGAGGAGCGAGCGTTCAGAGCATATCGAGGTCTGTGTGACTATCTGTTTGCTGAGGCAGTGATCAAGGAAGGGTATCACAGGTGGGGAATGAAGCAGACCGA